TGATGTCTGATAGGAAACCTCTCGACCAGTTTCTCCACTGTCATACTTGTATTCGCCCACGCCTTTCTTGTGACCGATACCATGCTTCTTCATATCCTTTTCGAGACCTTTACGTCCATCACGGTTCTTTTTTTCGTCAGACCCCCTGTCAGCACTGATGTGTCCAGTAACCTGAGTCTTTGACTTTTGCATCATACGACCAGTACGATTACCTTCTGCAAGGAATGCACCGAATGAAAGTGTAGACACTTCCTCACGCTTGATACCACCGATCTTATCGAGTGCTTTACCGATTGCTTTACCGATCTTGTCGCGCTTACGCTCTTTGGGTTTGATATTAGCACCCAACTTATTCAATCTGCTAGTAGCAGTGCCAGACTTTGCTGCCTTCTGACGTTTGGAATAGTCCATGTAGGACTCACCAGATTTCAGTTTCTTAGGATCTGCTTTAGGTTTTGCTGCATCAGCACGATCTTCACGAGCACGAGCATTAGCACCAGGACCACCCAGTTTCTTATCCTTCTCAGGATCTGGATGCCACATGTCAGCACGCTCAGTGATAGACTCTTCACCCAGTTTGCGTGCTACGTTACGAGCACCACGGGAAAGGGATCTTGCACCAGCACCAACTGCTTTCTTGATACCACGCTTCAGTTTGCTACCAATTCTGCTGAGTAGACCAGGCTTCTTAGGACCTGAATCACTACTGCTAGAAGAGGAGTCACTGCTACTGCTAGAAGAGGAGTCACTACTTGAATCGCTAGAAGAAGAGGACGATTGGGTGGAGTTATAACCACTCTTAGCGGCACTACCCATGTCTTTCGCGAGATTTTTCGCGTGTCCTGCTGCCTTACCAGCAACTGCAGCACCCTTAACAGCACCCTTACGTGCCAGTTTAGCGCCAGTCTTAAGACCAGACTTCAGTGCAGACCCAATTTTCTTAGCGGCACTCTTAACTTTAGAAAGTTTATCGGATCTTGATGAAGAACCACTTCCGATACGACTCCTCGCTTCAGCACCAGCATCCTTGCCAGCACTCTGACCTTCACCAGAAGCAGCAGATGCCTTATCCTTCAAGCGAAGAGCATTGACCTTAGCGGGACTGGTAACCTCAGTAAGTAAACTCAGTGAATAGTCAACAGACTCACAGAGCATATTTGAGACGCTATCAATATCTCTACCTTCTGCCATCTCCTCAACAAAGACTTCTGCCACGATCTCTTCAATAAGAGTATCGCTAAGGAGTGAGACCTCCCAATCATTCAATTCAGCAAAGATGTCAACTTGATTCCAGAGACTTTCTTTCTGTAGTTTAGCGGCTCTCTTTGCCTTAGTCTTAGCAAGGATACGTGCCTTTGCATCAGATGCATCTTGCTTAGAAATCATACTCACTGCGCCAACCTTCTTGTCAACGTCACCAGGAGCATAACCTTCTACTTCAAGAGTCTTAGGGTAATCCTTAGATCCTTTCTTAGCAGGTTTCTCACCACGCTTACGCTTGGCATGAATATTTGCCCAGAGACCTGGCTTATTTCCTTCATTTGCAATACCGTCCTTTGGCTCAATGAAAGGACCTTCCTCTTCCTTAATTGCTTTGTCACCATGCTTAGCACGGATGCTTGCCTTTACTTTCTCAAGTGCAGACATACCATCATACTTTTGCCCAGGCTTCTTACCGAATGTATTAGGTGCTCCAATAGGTGCTTTATTCCTACTACGAGCACCCATACCGCCACGCTCTAGTTGACGGTCTTTCATTTTATCGGATTCTTCCTCACTGAGGGAAGCGATGTCGGAAAAGGATTTCATGTTCTTCTCTTTATTTAATTAGTGTGATCAACCACCAACCACTTGGACTTGCTCGACTACAACGTCGGCTCCTCCAGCAGTGAGTTTAACTGCACGCTTAAGTGCGGGGACAGTGCCTGCTGCAACCTTTGCAGTAGCCAGAGCATAGTCAGCACTTGCTGCACTACTGTCATAGTCAGTAGTGATTGTGGTATTAGAAACTGCAGTTACTTTCTTACCACCAGATCCAGCAGCTACAAAATCACTTGTAAACGCTGCATCACTATTTGCTTCAGTTGCAATATAATCGCCAACGGCAAACTTATGTGCGGGGGTGCCACCACCAAGGACTGTGATAACAGCAGCTGCTGCATCAGTCATCGCGTTGATTTGTGCATTCTTTGCCTTACCGCAAGACAGGAGCAGTGCTTCACCTGCTGCAAGAGTTACGGCAGGACCAGCATCAATCTTGATTGTGGACGCTGACGCTGCATAGCAGCGGAGGACACCTGACTTCACCACAACGTAGCCAACGCCACTTGCAGAAATGGTTTGGGTGTCAATGACATTTAATACTGACATTGTTAATACGTACTCCTACGATTCTATTTATCGCGTTGTTGTTTTAGAAACTTGGCGAGATCTGCTGTGCTACCTACAAACATGGTATTGTTTGTAGTGTTAACTTCTTTAGATTTTTTGGGATTTTCGATATCGTTGACTTTCTTTTGAAGGTCTACGAGTTTATCCGCCACGTCGCCAACGTGCTTGATCAATTGACCAGCAACCTCAAACGCACGAGGTTGATCGGATTGTTGTGCTAACTCAAGAATTCCATCTACTGCTTCCTGACCTTTTTCGATCAGAGAGTATAAATTACCACGAGTATACTCATAGTCTTTCTTCAGTTGATCCCGCGTAGAGGTAGGATCCTCTACAGGCACAATAGGTTCGGGTTTTGTTTCAGGGACGATTTCGCTAGAGACATCGAGTGCTTCCTCAATGCCGTCATACTTACTCGTCTTGTCCTGTGACTGGGTTGTAATCTTTTGCATCGACATAATGAGATGAGAACTCGGAGAATCCAAAATCGTCCGTAGGATCTGCATTGAGCGGATCTGGTTGGACGGTATAACGCAATTCCCGTGGTGCCTGACGGTCCACAGTAGTTGCATAGTCCACCTGGACTTTCTTTATGACTTCACCACTTACGTCTCCTACAGGACCGTACAGGTATGTCTTAGCGACGAATTGTAGGGTATATACAAGTGTGCGGCGAGTGTCATAGTCACCCTCATATTCATCACTATAATCTACTGATGTGAGAGTCACAGGATAGTCTCTTTTCTCACCGAGATCTGGGACCAGATTCATGGTGAGGTTAAAACTTGGTTGGAAGTATGGAAGAATCTGCTCTAGGATTTGCAGAGAGTCATCCTGATTCTTTGCAAGGATTGCTAATTCAAAATTGATATTGTATGGCACAGGCATGAATGCCTTTGTATTAGTGCCGTCAGTCTTAGTATTTCTGATCGCAGAGATAGGTGACAACTTCCTAGTAGGATCATAAGAGATACCACCGATCTCAAACGAAACTCTAGGGAGTGTGATCTGTGCCTGATCTTGTGTAGACAAGTCACCTACTTGACGGAGACGTGCCAAGAATTTTTGCTTAGGACCATACGCCAGAGGCACCTTCATAACTTCAGTCTTCGATCCCTTAGTGCGACGAAGCTCAATGTTATTAAACAGTGTGCCGAATCCGACAACTGTCTTTCTTATAATTTCGTGATATGTGTAAGTGCCTAGCATTACAGAGTGCCTCCAGAATTACCAAACTCACCGAAGGGATTAACCTCAGTAAAGTCCAGAATGCCATCTGCCTGTGTCTCGATAATTTGGTTAGTATCGATAGTGTCAGAAGTATTCACATTATTTATGGTGTTGTAATTAGCACTTGTCCAGGATGCACTAGACACATCTCCAGTGATGGTCTCAGGAATTGTAAATCTACCGTCACGATTGATGACGATTAACTTACCAGTACTAGCATCCCACGATTTAACATCAGCTGTGGTGTTGGAGGTACCGCCCGTAACAGTCTCACCAACGGTAAAGTCTCCTGACCCACCTGCCAATAATGTGACGGTGATAGCGTTGGCAAAGTTGAGCTCGATAGCATCAACTTCTGCGACTCCTGTATCGAAGTCTTCGTCAGAGTATTCAAAGAGCTCACAACGTAAACCCCAGACATGAATCTTTCCGAGTTGATAGAAGGGAATTTCATGCTCGACGAATTGGATCTCAAAAGTTTTGTTAGCAAGGGGGAAATGAATGAGGTCACCTTCATTGGGTCGTCCTTCTACTATAAGTGTGTGGTTGTCGTCTACTACCTCAGTAAACCT